CTGATGCCAAGGGCATGGCTCCTGCCAGGGACCAGAAACCGGCCCGCAAGGCACAGGTGCGCCGCGTTGCGCGGTCAACATATATGGGTTGAGTTTGGGCATGGCGGATTTGGCGTCCTTGAAGCTACGACGGGAGGCCCTCACAGCGCAGCGTGCCTCGGGCGTTGCCCGCGTCAGCTATGACGGCAAGACGGTGGACTATCGCTCTGTCGCCGAGATCGACCGCGCCATTGAGGCGCTGGATCGCGAAATCGCCAGGGCCGAGGGCCGCCGCATGGTGCGCCACGTCCGCGTAACTGCGAGCAAGGGCCTCTGACCAGAATGGCACTGTTCGACATATTTCGCCGCCCCAAGCCTGGCGGCCCTCAAGCCATGCGCGCGCGTCTCGAAGGGGCGATGGCCAAGCGACGGCTCCGGGGCTGGAACCCGCCTTTGGAAAACATCAACGCGTTGGTCGCCTCTGGCGGCCCGCGATTGCTGGCACGGTCACGCGAGTTGGTGGTGACCAACGGCTATGCCGCCAATGCCTGCGAAGCCTTCGCAGCAAATCTGGTCGGCGATGGCATCAAGCCGTCCTCGCTGATCGGGGACGCGGCGCTACGCGACCAGGTCCAGAAGCTCTGGCTCGCCTGGACGGACGAGGCGGATGCCGACGGGCTGACGGATTTCTACGGCCTGCAGGCCATGGTCGCACGCGAGATGTTCGTTGCGGGCGAATGCTTTGTGCGATTGCGCCCACGCCGGTCGGAAGATGGGCTTCTGGTGCCGCTGCAGTTGCAGCTTCTGCAATCCGAGATGCTGCCCTTCGAGAAAACCGAGACGGACCCGAACGGAAACCGCATCCGCTGCGGGATCGAGTTCGACCTGATCGGGCGGCGGGTGGCCTATCACTTCCGCCGCCGTCATCCGGGGGACAGCACGGATCAGCGGATCGCGGTGCCCGACACTGTGCGCGTGCCTGCCGAAGAGGTGATGCACATTTACCGCCCCATCGATGCGGGTCAGATCCGGGGCTTGCCGCATGTGGCGCCCGCCATGGTGCGGCTGTTCCTGCTCGATCAATACGATGATGCTGAACTCGATCGTAAAAAGACGGCGGCGATGTTCGCGGGCTTCATCACCAAGACCGCGCCCGAAGATCCGATGATGGGAGAGGCGGAAGCAGACCTTGATGGTGCCGCCATCGCAAGCCTCGAGCCCGGCACGATGCAGGTGCTGCTGCCGGGCGAAGATGTGAAGTTCTCAAGCCCCGCTGACGTCGGCGGGGGTTACGAGGCGTTCCAATACCGCACGTTGCTCGCGGTCTCGGCCTCGCTGGGGCTGCCCTATCACCTCGTCACCGGCGACGTCCGGCAGGCGAACTACTCATCCTTGCGCGCCGAACTCGTCGAGTTCCGGCGCCGCATCGGCCAGTTACAGCATGGGGTGATGGCACATCAGCTGTGCCGCCCCATCTGGCAGCGCTGGCTGGAAACAGCTGTGCTGTCCGGCGCGCTGGAGGCAGACCTGGTTGCCGCGCGCCCGGTGCAATGGATCCCACCGCGGTGGGACTGGGTCGATCCCTTGAAGGACATTCAGGCGCAGGTGCTGGCGATGGAGGCCGGGCTGACGTCCCGGCGCAAAGTGGTCGAGGCCACGGGCTACGACATCGAAGAAGTTGATCGCGAGAATTCCGCAGATGCCAAGCGCGCATCAGATTTGGGTCTGACCTATCGCGCCAGCCCCGGCGAAACACAGGGAGCAAGGGCGACGCCGACGGGTCTCCCCGACCCGAATACCCCTAACGAGGACGGCAGCGGGTCGTCCACGACACCGCAGCAGGAGTAAAATCATGAAATCCTGGTACGAAATCCGCGCCCGCGCGTCGGGTACGGAAGTGCTGATCTATGACGAAATCGGCGCCTATGGCGTCACGGCGAAAGGGTTTTTGGCCGAACTCGGCGCGCTGCCCGATGGCGTGCCGATCGATCTGCGGCTCAACAGCCCCGGCGGCTCGGTCTTTGACGCAGTGGCCATCTTCAACGCGCTCAAGCGCCATGCGGGCGACATCACCGTCTGGATCGATGGCATCGCTGCCTCGGCCGCGAGTTACATCGCCATGGCGGGCGACGAGATTGTCATGCCCGAGAACGCCTTTCTGATGATCCATGACCCCTCGGGGCTGGTGATGGGCACGGCCGCCGACATGCGCGAGATGGCCGACACGATGGACAAGATCGCGGGCAGCATGATCCGCGGCTATGCGGGGCGATCCGGACGCTCTGAGGAAGAGATCGCGGCGCTGATGACGGCCGAGACCTGGTTTGATGCGCAGGACGCGCTCGCGGCGGGTCTTGCAACGCGGATGGCCGAGCCGGTGCGGATCGCCGCCAGTTTCGACATTGGCCGGTTCCGCAACGCCCCGCCGTCGCTGATTGAGGCCGTCGCGGAAACCGTTGGCGCCCCCGACGGTTTTGAGGGCGATCCGGATCATACGGTGGAAGCAACTCCGCCTGCGGTGCCCGAACATGATGTTGGGAAGGACAACATCACCACGCCAGCAGAGGATCCATCGGCGCCGCTTGAGCAGGAGCCGGGTGTTTCCGACGGGAACACCCGCCCAGCCGTTCCCTTTGAGAGCAGTGTTGCAGTCGACAACACTGCGCAGGAGGCTGTTGCCATTCGCGCCGAGGCCATCGCCCATGCGCGGGCCGTGATCGATCTCTGCAGGCTCGCGGGTCAACCGCAGATGGCCGGGCGCTTCCTCGAAGAGGATGCCAGCCTCGATGAGGTCCGGAGCCGGCTCCTCGCGGCGAAGGCAGAGAACACCCCCGACATCATCACCGCCGCCCATGCCCAGCCCGGGCGGGCGGCCACCACCCAATCCTGGGGCGACGTGATCGCCCGAACCTTCAAGACGAAAGGCTAACGCATCATGACCATGCTCACTGAAGGCAAACACGCAGGCGGCTTCCTCGTCTGGGAAGTCCTGCGCGATTACACCCGCGAAACCGTCACCATCGCGTCCGGGGCGGGAAAGCTCGAACCTGGCACGGTGCTCGGCAAGATCACCACGGGCGGGAAATACACCGTGCTGACCCCGGGCGCCTCGAATGGCAGCCAGAATGCCGCCGGCATCCTCTGGGCCGGCGTTGATGCCTCAGACGCCGATGCACCCGGCGTCGTGATCTTGCGCGGCCCCGCCATCGTCAACCGCCACGAGATCATCTGGCCCGACGGCGCAACCGAGGCCCAGATTACCGCCGCCATCACGGCCTTGGCCGCGCTCGGCATCATCCTGCGCTGAGCCCTCTGACAAAAGGATACCCAAACATGGCAACCATGGACATCTTCGAGGGCGACGCCTTCAGCATCATCGAGCTCACCCGGGCTCTGGAAAACATCCCCTTCAAGCCCGCGATCCTGTCGGGTTCCGGCTTGTTTGGGTCGCGCGGCGTGCGCCAACGCACCGTCATGATCGAAAGCCGCGATGGGACCTTGTCGCTGATCCCGTTCTCGGAACGCGGCTCGGCCTATGAACAACAGGTCCCTGAACGGCGCGACATGCGCGCTTTCGTTTGCCGTCAGTTCAAGAAGCAGGATGTGCTCTGGGCCTCGGAAATCCAGGGCATCCGCGACTTCGGCTCGGAAACGGCGGTGCAACAGGTGCAGACCGAAGTCGCCCGCAAGATGGCGCGGCTGCGCAACGACGCCGAGGCCACTTTCGAGTTCCACCTCTTCAACGGCATCCAGGGCGTGGTGAAGGACCCGAAGGACGGCGCGACGGTCATCAACTATTACACCGAGTTCGGCATCACCCCGGCAGCCGAGGTGGACTTCGACCTCGACAACCAGTCGCCCGCATCCGGTGCCTTGCGCAAACGCTGCCAGGCGCTGATCGAGAGCGTGGAGGACAGCCTTGGCGGGCTGGCGGCCGGTCAGGTGCAACTGCGCGCTGAATGCGGCTCGGCCTTCTTCGCCGATCTCGTCGCCCACAAAGAGGTGCGGGAGACCTATCTCAACACCGCCGCCGCGGCAGATCTGCGCGGTCGCGTGGGCGAAGAGGTCAGCTTCGGCGGCATCACCTTCCGCCGTTACCGGGGCGGGCTTGGCTTCGGTGTGCCGACCGACAAGGCGTATTTCTATCCTGAAGGGGTCGAGGGCCTGTTCGAGATCTACTACGCCCCGGCCGACACCTTTGAGACGGTGAACACGCTGGGCCTGCCGCTCTATGCGCGCATGATCCCCGATCGCGACCGCGACGAATGGGTGCGCCTCGAGATCGAAAGCAACCCGCTGCCCATCTGTACCCGGCCGCAGGTGCTGCGCTCTGCCAAGCGGACCTGATGACCGCCTTTGCCGATGCACTGTGTGTCCTTTTTGCCGACCCGAACATCTCGGTCGAGATCTGGCATCGCGACAGCGAGGGTCAGTTCACCCGCACCCGTGGCATCCTGCGCCGGCCCGACGAGATCACCGAGTTCGGGGCCGCGCGGCTCTTGTCAGACACCACCCGGATTGATGTCCGGGTGGCGGATATCCCGGATCCCCGGCCGCAGGAGCAGATCCTGATCGGCGAAGAAACCTTCCTGATCCAGGGCGAGCCGCGCCGGGACCACGAGCGGCTGATCTGGACCATTGAGTTGGCCCCAGCATGAAACTCGGCCTCGACATCACTCCGGACCTCGTTGCTGTGATGGCGGCCGAGGTCAAAGCTGGCGAAAAGGCCGTTAGCGCTGCGATGCGTGAAGCTGGGGCGGACCTGAAATCCTCCTGGCGCGGGCAGATCACGCAAGCGGGTCTCGGGCGGCGGCTGGCGAACTCGATCCGAAGCCAGGCCTATCCGAGGTCGGGGGAAAGCCTGAGCGCCGCGGCGCTCATCTGGTCCAAGGCGCCGGTCATCATCGGCGCGCATAATACCGGCCCGCTCATCCGCTCGCGGGACGGGTTCTGGCTTGCGATTCCGACGGAAGCTGCCGGTCGGGGGCGGCGCGGCGGCAAGATCACGCCCGGGGAATGGGAGCGGCGGCGCGGGCTGCGGCTGCGCTTCGTCTATCGCCGCCGGGGACCGAGCTTACTGGTGGCGGACGGACGGTTGAACAGTCGTGGGCTTGGCGTCGCCTCGCGCTCGAAAACCGGACGAGGCCAGAGCACCGTGCCGATCTTCCTGCTCGTCCCGCAGGTGAAGCTGCGCAAGCGGCTCGATCTGGGGCGCGATGCGGAGCGGGCACAGGCGGCGGTTCCGGGGATGATCGTGGCGAAATGGGTGGGGGCGAGAGGTGATTTCTGACCTTTACGTGATCTTACCGATCAATGGTGGCCAGTCGCATTCGTAGCCCTTGGTGGGCGCTTCGATGTCTGTATGAAAGTCGATCAGCCGGTAAACTTCGGAGTTGGAGAGTTTCCACGCCTTGCAAGGTTTGCTCTCGATATCGAAGAAAGTTACGTCAACGACTGAAAGCCAGCTTGGCATGTCTGATGTAGGGCCAAACGGCATTTCCCATAAAACCATGTCGGAATTTTCACCGTTGCCGGGGCCAATGTAGCCAAACGATGTCAGGTCATTGATGTACATCTCGATGTCACGTCCGCTCATCGCGCCGAAGACCATGATTTCACCGTCGAAATTTCGATGTGGATCACAGTGATGGAAAAGATAGCACCAGCCATTCGCTGAAATTTCCTGCTCAACGCGCGGCCTGAGAATGAGGGTGATGAACGGCATCAGTCGTATCGCCACGGGACCTGCTCCTTTTTTTCGCAAATAGCATCAGCGCAAGGCTGAGTCGTCAACCACGATGACAACACAACGTGAAACCATCCTGACCGCCCTGGCGGAACTATTACGCACGGTCCCGCGCGTGCCGGTACTGCGCGGTGAGGTGCTGCCTGAGCGCGTGCCGCCCGAGGGGCTGATGATCCTGCGCGATGGGAG